AAGAAAGTTGGAAACCCCCGCAGGGCATCATTCTGCGCTAGAATGAAAGGAATGAGAAAGAGACAGAAACCATCTAATAATACAGGTGATGATAGATTGTCTAAGTCACTCAGAGCATGGAATTGTTAAGATGAAAAGTTTTAAACAGTTTATGTTAGAGGGTAACCCCACTACCCGTATGATGACAAAGGCAAAGACACAGCAGACTGGTAACATTGCTGCTGATCGTGGAACTGATGAAAAGAAAAATAGAGAAAGTAGAAAGTCTCTTGAAAAAGATTTAAAAAAGAAAGGGATTGGGTACAAAAAAGGAGTTGGTGAATATAAGTATTCATCAGGTGAAGGAACAGGACGTGAGGTTTCATACCAAACAAGTCCTGGTAAAGGAATGTCTAAGAGACGTTTTGGTAAGGTAATGCGTCGTCTTGGTAGAAAACATGGTCAAGAGTCTGTAATTACAAAGGATAAAAACAAACCTGCAAGATTACATGACACTGAATCTAAGAAACCAAAACCCTCTGGAAGTCTAGGTAAGACAACACCTGGTAAGCATCCTAAAGGTTATGGTGAAACTTCTGGTACAAAAGTAAGAAGTGGAAAACTAGGTAAGACTAACAAACCTACATATCATTATAGTTAGAAAGAAAAATGGCTGCTTTTATTATTATTGCTGTGCTCATCGCTGCGGTAGGAGCACTTCTAAGGTATTATGATCCACATTAAATTATGAGTGATAATGTATATCTTGGTAATCCGAATCTAAAAAGAGCAAATACTCAAATTCAATTTACAGAGGATCAAGTTATTGAGTTCCTCAAATGTAAAGATGATCCTGTATATTTTGCCAGAAATCATGTAAAGATCGTTTCTCTTGATGAAGGAGAAGTTCCTTTTAAATTATATCCTTTCCAAGAGAAGTTAGTAAGAAGATTTCATGAGAATAGATTTAATATCTGTAAGATGCCACGACAGACAGGTAAGTCTACAACCTGTGTATCGTATCTCTTACACTATGCTATTTTTAATGCTAATGTCAATATTGCTATTCTAGCAAACAAAGCATCAACTGCAAGAGATCTTTTAAACAGATTGCAATTTGCATACGAAAAACTGCCCAAATGGATGCAGCAAGGAATCTTGGTGTATAATAAGGGTTCAATGGAATTAGAAAATGGATCTAAAATTATCGCCGCCAGCACGTCTGCATCTGCTGTCCGTGGCGGCTCCTATAATATCATCTTTCTTGACGAATTCGCGTTCATCCCGAATCACATTGCTGATCAATTCTTTGCCTCTGTTTACCCTACTATTTCTTCTGGTAAAAACACAAAAGTCATAATGGTTTCTACCCCTCACGGGATGAATCATTTTTACAGATATTGGCATGATGCCGAGAGAGGAGAAAATGAATATGTACCTACAGAAGTTCATTGGTCAGAAGTACCAGGTAGAGATGAAAAGTGGAGAGCACAAACAATCAAGAACACTTCTGAAGCACAGTTCAGAGTTGAGTTTGAATGTGAGTTCTTAGGATCTGTTGATACCTTAATTGCACCATCAAAACTAAAAGCGATGGTCTATCAAAATCCAACCACACAAAATGCTGGTCTGGATGTATACGAACAACCTATAGACAAACATGATTACATGATTACGGTTGACGTTGCAAGAGGGGTTGGTTTTGACTACTCTGCATTTGTTGTAGTTGATATTACTGAGTTTCCACATCGTCTTGTGGCAAAGTATAGAAATAATGAAATCAAACCTATGTTGTTCCCGAATATTATTTGGGAAGTAGCAAGAAATTATAATAATGCATTCATATTATGTGAGGTAAATGATATTGGAGATCAAGTTGCATCTATTCTAAACTATGATCTTGAATACTCTAACCTTCTTATGTGTTCTATGAGAGGACGTGCAGGTCAAATAGTTGGTCAAGGATTCTCTGGTAAGAAGACACAATTAGGTGTCAAGATGTCCAAGACAGTAAAGAAGGTTGGATCATTGAACCTTAAGACAATGATTGAGGGTGATAAAGTTATCATTAATGATTATGATATTATCTCAGAACTTACTACATTCATATCTAAAAGTAATTCATTTGAGGCAGAAGAAGGATGTAATGATGACCTTGCTATGTGTCTTGTAATATATGCATGGTTAGTTGCTCAAGAGTATTTTAAAGAACTTACAGATCAAGACGTTCGTAAGAGGTTATATGAAGAACAGAAAAATCAAATTGAACAAGACATGGCACCATTTGGTTTCATAGATGACGGTTTAGATCAGGATACATTTGTAGATACAGAGGGAGACCGATGGAATAAGGTTGACGAATACGGTGACAGATCGTATATGTGGGACTACCAATCTTAATGGAAATTGATTTAGATGAGAACCTGTCATTAGGTCATTTGTTACTTTCTGATAGGGAGTGTAGGACTTGTAGAGAGACAAAGAATTTAGTTGATGGGTTTTATCGTACCAGAAAAGATAGAGGACCAGTCGCATCATCATACTCATATGAATGTAAAAAGTGCACTATCAAAAGGGTGAAAAGTAAAAAATTTGAAAGTATTGAAAGGTGGCAATATCCTGACTGGTAGTAAGTTCACGCTAAGTTTCCCCTGTGTAAAGGTTCAAAACAATAAATATTTTTAGACTATTTCTGAGTACGCCAAGGAGTAACAAATGGGCTATTTAAACTTAGCATCTCCAGGTATTCTGGTTAGAGAAGTTGACTTAACCACTGGTAGAGTGGATGCAACTTCTGATAGTATCGGAGCGCTATGTTCGCCATTTGCAAAGGGTCCTGTAGGCCAACCAACATTGATCGAAAGTGAGCAAGATTTGCTTAACGTTTTCGGAACTGCATACAGTGCAGATAGACATTATGAACATTGGATTTCGGCTTCTTCATACCTTGCATATGGAGGTGCATTACGTGTTGTCAGAGCTGATGGCACTGCACTGAAGAATGCATGTGCTGACGATACACCAGGTATTGCCTTCACGGGGACTGCTATAAAAATTAAAAATGATCTGGATTTTGAATCCACTGGATATCTAGAAAACGGTATCAGTGGTGTTTCTTTCGTTGCACAAACACCAGGTACATGGGCAAATAATGTAACAATCTGCGTTATTGACGGTCAAGCAGACCAACAAATGACTGGTATTAATACAACACAGTTTGCATCTGTTGTTGGTGTTGGTACTACACAAAGTGTAAGAGTAACACATTCACTACAAGTAGGTTACGGTGTAACACAAGCAGTTCCTGCTAACACTGTTCTTGCTGGTGCAGGTGCTACAACACTATTAGATGGATACTTTAAAGGTATTATTACTGGTATCAGTAGTGCTAAAAACGGTACTATCGATGTTAAGTTCCACTCTCATGTTTCTACAGCGGGTACTGAAACCGAAGTAGATTACACACCAACTGGTATTTACAGATTTGCAGACTCTGGTTCACTTGCTTTCCATACTGTTGACGGTGTAACAATCGGTGTTACTACGTTAACTAATTCGGATGTTGCTTATGGTACTACTTCTTACTCTGGCGAGAACGATTGGTTTGATAACCAATACGTAGGTATCGATAATAATAACTTTAAGTGGAACGCTGTAGCAGATCGTCCTGGTACTTCTCAGTATTGTTCTGAGAGAAACTCCAGACATGACGAAATGCATATCCTTGTCATTGACGACAAAGGTACAATCACAGGAGTTCCTGGTCAAATATTAGAGAAGCACTTTAATCTTTCTAAAGCAAAGGATGCAACTTCTTCTGTTGCAACACCTTCATGGTATAGAAAGTATCTTGTAGAAGATTCAGATTACATCTTCGGTGGTAACGAACCTGTTGGTGTTACTACTTCTAGTTTCCAGAAAGATAAGTTTGAACAAGACAGTGACATTGGATGGAACCAAGATGCACAAGACATCAGTTTTGGTGGTAGAGGTGCTTGGAAAGTTGTAATGTCTAAGGGCGTTAACTACGCTGCTTCTGGTTTAACTGGTGAATATGCTGCTTCAGTTGGCAACATATATGCTGGTTACGAATTGTTTGAGAATCCTGAGGAGATTGAAATTAACTTCCTCATCATGGGTTCTGCAAACTACAGCAAAGAAGGTGCTGCTGCAATTGCAAACAAACTAATTGAAGTTGCAGAATTGAGAAAAGATGCAGTTGCATTCATTTCTCCTTATAGAGGTGCATTCCTTACAGACGATGCCCTCAACCCAACATCCGAGATCTTAGATAAGATCACAGGATACTTTGCTCCTGTTACATCCTCATCATTCGCTGTGTTTGATTCTGGTTACAAGTACACCTTTGACCGTTTCAACAAAGAGTTTAGATGGGTTCCAATGAACGCTGATATCGCTGGTCTTTGTGCTAGAACTGATATCAATAACTTCCCATGGTACTCACCTGCTGGTACTTCCAGAGGTGCTATCCTGAATGCTGTTAAACTTGCGTTCAATCCTGGTAAGAGAGCAAGAGACGAACTCTATTCCAATAGAATTAACCCAATCACCTTTAATCCAGGTGGCGGTATCATTCTATTTGGTGATAAGACTGGTCTTGCAAAAGCATCTGCATTCGACAGAATCAACGTTCGTCGTTTGTTCATCTTCCTAGAGAAGGCGATATCTGCTGCAGCAAGAGATCAGTTATTCGAGTTCAACGATGATATTACAAGAACAAACTTTGTAAATATCATTGAACCATTCTTACGTGATGTTCAGGCAAAGAGAGGTATTAGTGACTTCTTAGTTGTCTGTGACGAAACCAATAACACTCCTGACGTTATTGATCGTAACGAATTTATCGCAGACATATTCATTAAGCCTGCACGTTCCATCAACTTCATCGGTCTTACATTCGTTGCTACTAGAACTGGCATCTCGTTTGAAGAAGTCGTTGGTAGAGTTTAATTTTAATCCTAGGTAAACAACAATGGCACACAGAGGGCAACAAAATTCGATTGCTACCAAAACTAGGACAATCGATGATTTCAAACAAAGACTAATTGGGGGCGGTGCAAGAAGCAACCTATTCGAGGTTGTTATGAACTTCCCTGAAGGAGTTGTAGGAGCTGATGTTACGGATATCGAACTTAAGTCTCGTTTCCTTATCAAAGCAGCACAACTTCCTGCATCTAATGTCACACCAATCGAAGTACCTTTCAGGGGCAGAACCCTGAAAGTTGCTGGTGACAGAACATTTGATGCATGGACAGTCACAGTTATCAACGATACTGATTTCGCAATTCGTTCTTCTTTTGAAAGATGGATGAACTTTATTAATAAGGTATCTGATGCTTCAGGTAGAACAAGTCCTGAAGATTACCAAGTAGATGCTTGGATTCATCAACTTGGCAGAGCAGATGTTTCACCTAATGGTGAGCAACCAAGTGGTGACAAGTTACCTATTCTAAGAACGTATCACTTCTATAATATCTTCCCAACTCAGGTCGCACCGATCGAAGTTTCTTACGAAACAACCGACACTATCGAAGAGTTTACTGTTGAACTACAAGTTCAGTGGTGGGAAGCAGGTGGAAATGGCGGATCTGTAGAGTGATAAATAGTTAAACAGTAAAAAAAGTTTAACTATACAATGGCGAAACTGTTTGGATTTTCAATTGATGATGGCGATAAAAAGCCAAAGGGTGTAGTCTCCCCCGTACCTCAGAACAATGAGGACGGGGTTGACTATTATTTGAGCAGCGGTTTTTACGGTCAGTACGTAGATATCGAAGGTGTTTTTAAAAGCGAACACGACTTAATGCGTAGATATCGTGAGATGGCATTACATCCCGAAGTGGATAATGCGATTGAAGATGTTGTAAACGAAGCAATAGTATCAGATTTAAATGATTCACCAGTTGAGATTGAGTTATCTAACCTCAATGCTAGTGAACCATTAAAGAAAATTATTAGAGAAGAGTTCAAATATATTAAAGATCTTTTACAGTTTGATAAGAAATGTCATGAGATATTCCGTAATTGGTATGTTGACGGAAGAGTTTATTATCATAAGGTAATTGATTTAGATAAACCTTCAGAAGGAATTAAAGAAGTCAGGCACATGGATGCCATGAAAGTGAAGTATATGAGAGTCCTTAAAAAAGAAAAGGGCACTGATTTACAAATTGCACAAAATTATGTACCTGGTAGAAATAATACAATAAGTTTAAAAGATCCTGAGATCGATGAATTTTTTGCGTTTAGTCCTGATAAGAAATCAATACATTCAAACGCACAAAAAACAATCAAAATTGCACCCGATGCTGTAACCTATATTACATCAGGATTAGTAGATAGAAATAAACATCTAACATTATCATATCTTCATAAGGCAATCAAGGGTCTCAATCAACTTCGTATGATTGAAGATGCACTTGTTATCTACAGATTATCAAGAGCACCAGAAAGAAGAATATTCTACATTGATGTTGGTAATCTTCCAAAAGTAAAATCTGAGCAATACCTCAGAGATGTCATGAATCGTTATCGTAACAAATTAGTTTACGATGCAAACACTGGTGAGATTCGTGATGACCGCAAGCACATGAGTATGCTTGAAGATTTCTGGTTACCTAGAAGAGAAGGTGGTAGAGGAACTGAAATCTCTACACTTCCTGGTGGACAGAATCTTGGAGAACTTGCTGACATTGAATATTTCCAGAAGAAACTATATCGTGCACTTAACGTTCCTGAGTCTAGAATTGCAGGAAGTGGTGATGGATTTAATCTTGGTAGAACTGCTGAAATTCAAAGAGATGAATTAAAATTCAACAAATTTGTTGGTCGTTTAAGAAAGAGATTTAGTAATGTATTCCTTGATCTTTTAAAGACACAACTAATTCTTAAGAACGTTGTTACTCCAGAAGATTGGGAAGTTCTAGCTGAGCATATACAATTTGATTACTTAAAGGATAATCATTTCTCTGAACTAAAAGAGAATGAGATGATTACTTCTAGAGTAACATTGGCATCTCAAGTAGAACCATATTTGGGTAAGTACTATTCTGTTGAATATGTAAGACGCCATGTTCTTCGTCAGACTGATGAAGAGATTAGAGAGATCGACAAACAGATTGATCAAGAAATCGAAACTGGAGTTCTTCCTGATCCAAATGCACCTGTGGATGAGATGGGTAATCCTATCCCACAGGAAGGAGGAGGGGAAGAAATTAACCCCGAAGGTGGGGAAATATAAATAAATATTAGGATTATAATTTTTACATACTATGAAACCTACTGCTGAATTAACAGATATGTTGACAGGCGGTTCCTCTAACACAGAGGTTGCCGACAAGATCAAAGAGCTTTTGTTCGCAAAAGCAGCTGAAAAAATTGATGCTTTCAGACCTCAAGTTGCCGATACTTTATTTGGTGAACCTGAGCAAGAGGAAGAAGGTGAAGCAAGTGCTGAGGTGGAAACTGAAGTTGGCGATGAAGAATCCGAAACTCAAGTAGATGTCGAAGCAAGTGCCGAAGCAGATACTGAGGAAACCGTATCCAATGATGAGGAAGAAGAGGAATGACTCAACGAGTTAACATAATTGCAACTGAACAAGCAACGCCAACAACAGCAGGTACTGCAAGCAGTATCAGTAAAGCAACTTGTGTAAGACTTTATAACCAAACTGGTGCTGATGTTGTCGTCAATGTTAGTGCAACTGTTGGTGCAGCAAGCACTAATCAGTTTACTATGGCAGGAGGTAGAACTGAATTTTTAGAAAAATTATCTACTGATGTTATTTTTACAAGTGGTGCAATTAAAGCAGCAAAAGTAGGATTTACAAACTAAGAACCATGAAACTAATTAGAGAAGAAATCGAAAATGTAGAAGTCGTAACTGAAGAGGTTGACGGCAAGAAAAAACTGCATATCGAAGGTGTTTTCCTACAAGGTGAAATCAAGAATCGCAATGGACGTATGTATCCAATGAGTGTTCTTGATAAAGAAGTATCACGTTATAACGAAGGTTTCGTATCAAAAGGTCGTGCACTTGGAGAATTGGGACATCCCGATGGTCCTGTTGTAAACCTTGATCGTGTTTCCCATAAGATTACTTCTCTTGTAAAAGAGGGTACAAACTATGTTGGAAAGGCAAGAATCCTTGATACTCCTATGGGAAAAATCGCTGCTTCTCTTTTAGATGAAGGAGTAAAACTAGGTGTTTCATCTCGTGGTATTGGTTCTTTAGTTAAACAAGAAAGTTGCAGTGTAGTCGGTGACGACTTCATCCTTGCAACTGCTGCTGATATAGTGGCAGATCCTTCTGCTCCTGATGCCTTTGTTAATGGAGTAATGGAAGGAAAAGAGTGGGTTTGGGAAGGCGGTTCCATTCGCGAAGCGGCTGCTGAACAAGCAAGAATCGAGATCGAGAATGCAGTAACCCGTCGAGAATTAGAAGAACAGAAACTCTCAATGTTCAATAATTTTCTCTTAAATCTATAAACTCTATAAATAAGTATAGATTAAAACAATTTGTAACTATTTTGTTTTTGTCGGAGAGTAAACAATGTCCGTTGGTAACCAATTAAAAGAAATGGCAGAAAGCGTAGTAACCAAAGGGGCAAAATCTGCAGAACCAATGCAGAAGACCCCCGATTATGTACCTGGTCAAGCATCTTACGAAGATCTTGGCGGTCCATCCCCCGAAAATTACAAACCAGATGACGATTCAGCAAAGCTGAAGACACCATCTGCTGTTGCAGCAAAGCCTCCTGGTAAACCAGGTGCTAAGGCAGATGCAATGAACAAAGCTCCAGACTATGCACCTGGTAAAGGTGGCGCTGAAACTTACAGCACTGGAAGCGGTAAAGCAAAGACTAAGGTTGAAGAGACCGAAGTTGAAGGTGATGTAGTTGAGGAAGAAACAATCGACTCTACTGGAGATATTAATATCGACGTCACTGACGACATTAATGCAATGTTTAATGGTGAAGAACTCTCCGAGGAATTCAAAGGAAAGGCAGCAACAATTTTTGAAGCTGCTGTTAGAGCAAAAGTTAACGAACTTGCAGAGTCTATCGAAAAGCAGTATGCAGAAGCAGCTGCTGAAGAAGTCACTGAGTTCAAAACAGAACTAACAGAAAGAATCGACAACTACCTTGAGTACGTTGCCGATGAGTGGTTCAAGTCTAATCAACTTGCAGTTGAAAACGGACTCAAAACAGAAATGACTGAATCCTTCTTAGAAGGTATGAAGTCACTATTTGAAGATCATTATGTATCCATACCTGAAGATAAATATGATGTACTTGAGGCTATGAGCGTCAAGTTAGATGAAATGGAAACAAAACTCAACGAGCAGATTGAAGCTAACGTCACACTTCACTCAAAACTATCTGAGTCTACTAAGGCTGAGATCGTAAGTGAACTATCCCGTGGTTTAGCTGAGTCTCAAAAAGATAAACTCGCCTCTCTTGCAGAAGGTGTTGAGTTTGAGAGTGAAGAACAATTTACAGAGAAGTTAACTACTATTAAAGAATCTTATTTCTCTAACGGTACAACTACTCAAATTAGTGAGCAGGCAGAAGAACCTAATATGGATAAAGGTACTTCAGATACAATGTCAGCTTATATCAGAGCACTTGGTAAGTATTCTGGAAAGTGATTTTAATATCATTAAAAACTCAAACATCTCACGCAAAACTCTACTAAAATGTTAGGCAATGCAAATTATCTAGAGGAGAAGTGGGCTCCTCTACTCGACGCAGAAGGCGTTGAGAAAATCTCAGACCCACATAGAAGAGCAGTTACTGCTGCTATTCTAGAGAACCAAGAGAAAGCACTTAAAGAAGAAGCAGGTTTACTTCAAGAAGCACCTACTTCTGGTTTCGGCGGTGCTCTTTCAGGTGGTGCAGACTTTAAAGGTGGTGCACTCACTTCTACTGGTGCTCCCACCGCAGGTTTTGACCCAGTTTTAATTTCATTGATCAGAAGATCAATGCCAAACTTGGTTGCTTATGACCTTGCTGGTGTTCAACCAATGAACGGTCCTACAGGACTTATCTTCGCAATGAGATCTAAGTTCGTTAATGACGACGGTTCACTTGGTAGCGAAGCATTATTCAACGAGCCAGATACAACTTTCTCTGGTTTATCAACTGCTGCTAACCAATCACTTGGTGCAGACTACACTGGTGCTACTGATGGTGGCGCTGCTGTTGGTTTCGGTACTACCGAGCAACAAGGAGCTAATCCTGGTCTTCTTACTCTTAACTCAGATGGCAAGAGCTACAACGTAGGTCAAGCAATGAGTACTGCTGAGGCAGAAGCACTTGGTGATGCTGGTAACGCTTTCCGCGAAATGTCCTTCAGCATCGAGAAGGTTGCTGTTCAGGCACGTTCAAGAGCGCTAAAGGCAGAGTACAGTTTGGAACTAGCACAGGATCTCCGCGCTATTCATGGTTTAGATGCTGAGGCTGAATTAGCAAACATTCTCTCAACAGAGATACTTGCTGAAATCAACCGCGAAGTCATCAGAACCATCTATAAGTCTGCTGAGGCAGGTGCTCAGAACAACGTTGCAACCGCAGGTGCGTTTGACTTAGACGTTGACTCCAATGGTAGATGGTCAGTTGAGAAGTTCAAAGGTTTACTTTTCCAAATCGAGAGAGATGCTAACGCAATCGCACAAAGAACTCGTAGAGGAAAGGGTAACATAATCCTATGTTCTTCTGACGTTGCTTCTGCATTAACAATGGCTGGTGTTCTAGATTACACCCCTGCACTTAATGCTAACCTTAACGTTGATGACACTGGTAATACATTTGCTGGTACAATCAATGGTAAGTACAAAGTATACATCGACCCATTCTCAGGTGGTCAGAACGCTTCTGGCGCTCAGTACTACGTTGTTGGTTACAAAGGTACTTCACCTTATGACGCAGGAATATTCTACTGCCCATACGTTCCACTACAGATGGTAAGAGCAGTTGGAGAAAACACCTTCCAACCAAAAATCGGGTTTAAGACTCGTTACGGTATGGTTGCTAACCCCTTCTCAGAAGGCACCAACGCTGGTGCAGGTCGTATTTGGCCTGGTGTTAACAGATACTATAGACGTGTACGTGTTGACAACCTAATGTAAGCGAGATGCTTATATTACTTTTTTCCAAGAGGGTGCTTGACACCCTCTTTTTTTATGTTATACTATAGGAGTCGTAAGTTTTTCGCTACCTATGACTGCTGCATATCCCTTTGATGGTTTCAGATATGGAGGCGATAGGAAACCATCTTCTTCTATATAATTTGTTCAAACCGCTTCGGCACTCTGAACAAACAAACGCTAACGCAAATTAAAATGGAATACACTATTACACTACAGGACATTGTAGGTCCTAAAAAACTACCAGGTTTTAATGGGGTTGGAGAAATAGACCTCGTAAAGTATGTAAATACAAAAGTAGATATACCAGAAGGATATTCCTTCAGCAGTCTAGGTTCACTTAACGTAGATGAAGAAGTAGATGAAATAGATGATGTATGGTCTAATGATGGTGTCAGAGAAGAAGGTAACGCTGATGACAGGATTGATTCATTACAAAATAGTTTCTCTGTAAATGGTTATAAGATAAAAGAACCAGGTATGGGATCAAAAGATTCCAATGGAAAAGAACTACCTGTAGAGGGTAGAGGTCGAGCAATAGCAGCAAAAAGAAACCGAGAGAAACGAATACCTTGGATCAATCTTATTAAGGATGAACCTGGTGAACTCGCAAGAATCAGTGCAGGTGTTTTGGCAAACCTTAAACATGATCCTGCTACTAAAGCAACAAGAGAAGATGTTATCACAGCTGGTTTAACACTAATAGGTGATGGAGAACTTAACCCAAATCCAGTTGACATAAACTCATGGTTAAAAGATAGATTAAAAATCCACGATTTTTTTGCTCAAAGGAATATCACTCTTATTGTAGATGGTATAATGAAGAGATACAAAGAAGGTGAGAACGCAGTTCGTATAAAGGATAGAAAACCTTGGATAGATATTTTAAATAAAGACTTCAAGATCGAAGTTGATAACAAAACAATTTTCTTATTCTCTATGGACTCTGAAACATATTCATGTCGTGCTTTTTGTGAAGCAGTATTGGAGCATGGACTAAAGACTCCAGTAGAGATCATATGTTACACAAAAAGAAAATTACCATCAGAGGCAAGAAAGAAACTAAAAAAATTTGTAGCAGATATTGAAACATATACTAGACTTATATACAAAGTAATTGGTGAAAGAAGAGATACTGAGTTCAAAAATGTCGATCCATCTAAGCACTATACAATTAAAGGTTGTATACCTCAATTCATTGTAGATCATAAAGATGAGTGGGATTCTAAGGAATTGATAGACGTAGAGGACTATTGATGTCAAGATCTCCTAACAATAAATATTGTTACAGGAGGTAAAGACAAATGCTACGCATTAACTTAAATTGGGAACGACCAGAAGTTCCAGAATACGACGAAGAAATCCATAATCCAGAGAAGGTCTTT